CTTCTAGCTCATTGACTAGCCTTCTTATCTCTATGTCATTTATCTATTGACATAGTCTTAAGTTCACTAATTAATGATTTAGTAAGTCTTGCTTCTGAGAGAGTTCACGATTTCTTCTTTTTCATTGAAAATACCTTTGTGGTCAGATAAGCTCGAGATGATAATCCTTCATTCAAAAGATGAAGACTATCATCAGAGAAAGCTGATCACTGTTGTCTTGCTCATATTGCTTCAACATTCAAAATTGAAGTTCTATGAAAAGCAAAAGCAACGGGTATTATGTCTGAAAAATTAGAAAGAAGTGACATGTCGAGTCTATCTGATTTAAAATCTTTAAATAATTCAGGAAATTTAATTAATAGGAATTTATTTAATTTAATTCCTTCTAATTGTAATTTTACTGAATCTTTATCGATTAGATCAAATATACATCGTATAAGACTTGTTAAAACCATATCGTGATTAATTCCTTTATTACGTAAATCTTGATTAAATTCTTTATCAATAATATCTATTATTGGTTCAAAATTTATATCATTTTTACATTTAATAAGAGAATCAAACACAACAAACAACTTCCTTACGGAAGAAGCTTGTCTGGTTTTTCCAAAGTATTTATAGAGTTCTTCAACTCACATGTGACACTCACCTGCCTTGGTCAAAGCGAAATTATAGCCATGTTCCTCTTGTGATTTTACAAATCCATGAAGAAGTGAGTACTTCTTTCATGTTTCTGTGAGACCATGAGAAGAAAATGCAGTAATTTCTTGATTATTTAGAAATTGTCTATTAGCGAACTCATACAAATTTCCATTTGTATAAGTTTTAGCTTCTGAGACATTTAATTTCAAAATTTCAAGTAATTTTCTGTATTCTTTGGCTACATTCGAATTAGTTAACACTATATCATCACCTAGTATAGCATATTGTCTATATCTATAGAGCTTAGCTCTACGATAAGCAATATAAACTATTACATGGTGAGTTAGTGCTAACATAGGAAAGGAAGAATAACCTCCCATTGGTTGACCACAATTATATTTTATATAATTTCCGTCTTCTAGTGAAAACGGTTGATCTACCATTATACTAGCCCATGCTTCTGTTTTTGATTCACCAATAACTTTTGAAAGAATCCTTTTCTGAAAAGAAATAGGAAGTCTATCAGTAGCTTTTGATAAATCAATAGCATAGTACGGACCAGTATTTGGTAAGGTATTAATGAAGTTACTTTGATTAAAGGTACAATCTTCTTTAATTCTTTTCAAGACTCTAGTAATAGAATCATGTAAAGGTTTTAATGAACATTGAGATCAATAATCAAAAATAGCAACATTTCTACTTTTCCCTTCTTTGTCCGAAATAGTCATTAGTTTCCGAACTCTATTCTTATTAACAGGATTTATTGATTGTTTTCATAAATCAATTTTTAAAGGAGTAGTAGGATCACCATAGATATCTTCAGTTGTTTCAACAACTGGAGGATCTCATGGCATTCTATTAGCCTTCTTAAGCTTACCTCAATGTTCAAATTTTAATTTGTTTATTTTATTATCTAAATTATTTCCTCCAAGTTTTCGGATATTATCCAAAAGATTTGAAGGCAAATTTTCTAGATCATTTAATGAACTCATTAAAGCTTGTCCATTAGGTCCAGCTTTAGTTGAAATATGATAATCTTTAAATTCTGTTTTAAGATGAGTAACTCTTAATCAATTTAAAGCTTTACGTATTTCATAATCTGATATTTCAGATTGATGAGTACTTAAATCTTCATTTGATATAGACTCAAAATCAACTTCTATAGGTAATATTATACCTCTAGTAACATTTAACAATGTTAATAGATATCTAATAAATTCTATAGAATTTAATCTTTGAGAGACTCGAGAAACCAATCAAGGTTTCCCGTTTCTTTTACTCATTTTTAAAGATGGAGTCTCTTCATCATTTAAAGTTTTAAGAAAATATTGTCTAAGAGTTTTTACTCTTTTCAATGTTCTCTTTGAACCTATTTGACGATGAGTATTAAGAATTCAATTCTTAATATCATTTTCTAAATGAATATCACGACAGTTCGCGTGAAATTGAGTAACAATGAAAATTGTTGATTTCCATTGGACAACAAGTTGTCTCTTGAAGTCACACTTTTTATAGTTACCAATTTTATTAGTAACTATGACCTTGTGTTTCCTGTCTATCTTCTTAGTAATAGACATTTTAATATTTTTATTAATCTGTTTCTTATTAAAGATGGCAG